TGCTGTGTTTATGGATACGGCTTATATCAAAAAAGCGAGTATTACAAGTGCGAAGATTGGTGATGCTGAAGTTGGAACAATTAAATTAGCGAATGGTGCTATTTCAAATGTTTATGCTTGGAGTGTTAATGCTTCTATTAGTGATGGGTATTATAGTGATACTTATACACAAGTTGCTTATGCTGATTATACAAAACAAACTTATGATAGTTATTTGTTGATAAATGCTAAATTTTGGATAGCACTATTAGCAACTAACTGATTAGCACCAATCGTCTGTGCTAATACCTTGCCACCATCAATATACGCACCACCATTATCACCAAATTGTAAATTTGTCCCCCCTCTATAAGAAGCCAAAATATTACCATCTGTCGCTATACCTAAATCAGTAGTTGTTAATATACTACTACTCTTTGGTATATTATAAAAATATAATTTTAAAGTATCGACAACCTCATCGGGTGATGATATAAAATATTTTATAGATTTATCGTGTGAATGATTTTTATTGTCCACTTCTTCATAATAAAATATTGAATCTTCCACTTCTTTATTACCAATTTGGATATTCAATGGTTTTACTAAATGATTATGTAAGTATGCAAATGCGTCAAAATCTGTATATGAAAGATAATCAGATAAATTAATATTTGAAATTACTTCTTTTAAATTCTTTTTATTAAATGACATTAAATGTAAACCAACTTTCCATACATGTTCATTTCTTTTTGACGGAAACACAATTTTAGGATGACCCACCTTTAATATTTTAAGTACATCATCGTCTATTATAGTATCATAGATAATATAATTATAATAATCGTAATCATATTGTGAGAACATCTCACCTAATCTTTTAACATGGGTTAATCCCGCCCATCCATAATCGGGGTAGGTATTCCATATTTCAATTATCTTATTGTTAATGAAATGTTTTGACCAATCATACATCGAATGTTGGGGCCAATCTAATATCGGATTTTCATTGGTGAAGAAACTAAAGAGAAGAAAGAGTCTGCCAGTCGTGTGCAGGCAGATATGAACCACCAGCTCACTGACGTGATGATTGAGTACAGGCCCGAGCACGAGAAGATGTTGTGGGGGCTGGGGCTGGCGGGTAATGCGTTTAAGAAAATCTACTTTGACCCCGGACTTGGTAGACAGACGGCGATGTATGTCTCCGCTGATGATCTTGTAGTTCCATATGGGGCTGCGAATATTGAGACTGCCGAGCGTGTCACGCATGTTATGCGTAAGACTAAAAATGAGCTGGAGCGGTTAATGGAGAGTGGGTTCTACGTTGATGTAGAGCTTGAAGAACCTAGCGATTCGCTTGATGAAGTAGAGAAAAAAATTGCAGAGAAGATGGGGTTCAGAGCTACTACTGACTCTCGTTACAAACTACTAGAAATGCACGTCAATTTGGATCTTCCAGAGTTTCCTGACAAGGACGAAGACGGTAAAAAGACTGGACTAGCGGTTCCTTATGTCGTGACTATTGAGAAGTCCAACGGCAAAATATTAGCGATTCGTCGCAATTGGAACCCTGACGATGAATTAAGGCAGAAGCGTCAACACTTTGTCCATTACCCGTATGTCCCAGGCTTTGGGTTTTATGCGTTTGGGCTTATTCATTTAGTAGGCGGGTTTGCCAAGTCAGGTACGTCAATTCTTCGACAGCTTGTCGATGCGGGTACGTTATCTAATCTTCCTGGCGGGTTTAAAACCAAGGGGATGCGTACTAAAGGTGACGATACTCCGTTTGCTCCGGCTGAATGGCGTGATGTGGACATAGCCTCGGGTGCGCTCAAAGACAACATCATGCCGCTTCCGTACAAGGAGCCGTCGCAGGTGTTGGCTGCACTCATGGATAAGATCGTCGATGAAGGTCGCCGGTTTGCCTCTGCTGCTGATCTTAAGGTCTCCGATATGTCGGCTCAGTCCCCAGTTGGGACTACGCTAGCGATTCTGGAGCGTACGCTGAAAGTAATGTCGGCAGTTCAGGCACGGATTCACTATGCGATGAAACAAGAGTTCCGACTCTTGAAGAAAATAATCGCAGACTACACGCCAGATAAATATGACTATGAGCCAGTGGACGGTCGTCCGAGAGCCAAGAAGTCAGACTACGACAACGTCGATGTGATCCCGGTCAGTGATCCGAACGCAGCGACAATGAGTCAGAAGGTGGTGCAGTACCAAGCGGTTATGCAGTTAGCGCAGACAGCACCGCAGTTATATGACTTGCCATATTTACATAGGCAGATGTTAGAAGTACTCGGTATTAAAAATGCCGATAAGCTCGTGCCGGTAGAAGACGATATGAAGCCGACTGATCCTGTGTCTGAGAATATGGACATCTTGCAGGCTAAGCCGGTTAAAGCGTTTATTTATCAGGATCATCAGGCGCATATCACAGTCCATATGTCTGCCATACAAGATCCGAAAATCATGGAGATTGTGGGTCAGAGTCCACAAGCTTCGCAAATTGCAGCGGCATTAGCCGCACACGTTCAAGAGCATATTGCCTTTGAATATCGCAAACAAATTGAAGAAGCCGCTGGTGTTCCATACCCTGCACCAAATCAGGAGATGGATGAATCCACTGAAGTTGAAATATCTCGCTTGGCTGCTGCTGCGGCGCAACAAGTTCTACAGAAGAATAAGAACGAAGCAGCTCAGAAACAAGCTCAACAAGCAGCACAAGATCCGATTGTGCAGATGCAGCAGAAAGAACTTGAGATTAAACAGCAAGATGTTCAACTCAAACAGCAGAAGATGGCTATCGATGCTGCTGCCAAGGCTGACCAACTGGACATTGAACGCGAACGTATCGCCGCTCAAGAACGTATTGCTGGGCTTCAAGTAGGGGTAAAAGCATCTACATCCCAACGTGAACTAGCGGCTCGTCAGCAGTCAGAGGGTATGCGGATGGGTATAGAAACGGGCAAAGAACTACTTAATAGGGCTAGTCAACAACAAAAACCCCCGTCAAAGGATAAGAAATGAGAGAAAACGTAGATGTATTACACCACCTCATTAAAAAATTTGACGCAGAACGTGAACGCTTGACTACTGTTTTAGGTCAAGGGTTGGCGCAAGACCACGCAGACTATCGCTTCCAGTGCGGAGTTATTCGTGGGTTATCAATAGCAGTTGGAATGCTGACAGACACAGCAGAAAGGTTGGAAGATTACGATGAGTGAACTCCTAGTAGGGTCTACAAGCGGCTCTGCGACGGTATTGCCTGAAACCGCCGAAGAAAAAGCGCGACAACTTCCTGATCCATCAGGTTATCGAATCTTATGTACGATCCCTGAGATCGACGATACGTTTGATAATGGCTTGATTAAAGCCGGTGTCACGATGCACCACGAAGAATTACTGACGACGGTGCTTTTTGTCATCAAGATGGGGCCGGATGCGTACAAAGATGAGAAGCGATTCCCGTCTGGGCCGTATTGCAAAGTAGGTGATTTTGTATTGGTACGTCCACACGCAGGTACACGACTAAAAATTCATGGTCGTGACTTTCGCATCATTAACGATGACTCTGTCGAGGGGGTTGTAGAAGATCCTCGTGGCATTAGTCGCGCATAAAGGGGTTAAAAATGGCTGAACAAGAAAACGCCAACACTGATGTTGATATTGAAATTGAAGTCGAAGACGATACGCCCCCAGAAGATCGTGGGCGGGAACCGTTACCCAAAGAGCTAGTTAAAGAGCTTGAGGAAGATGAACTAGAAGAGTATTCCGATAAGGTTAAAACCAGACTTAAACAAATGAAGAAGGTCTGGCACGATGAACGCCGTGAGAAAGAACGTGCGTTACGTGAACAGCAGGCTGCATTAGAAGTAGCTCAACGATTGCAAAATGAAGTTCAAACTTTGCGGTCAAAAGCTACAGAAAATGAGGGTTACTTTGTTCAAAGCGCTACTGGCGCAGCGCAATTAGAACTTCAAGCTGCTGAGAAAGAATTTAAAGATGCGTATGAGGCTGGAGATTCTGAAAAGCTTTTAGAAGCCCAACGTAAAGTTAATGAAGCAACATATAGGCTACAGAATTTAAAGAACTATCGTCCACCCCCTGTACAAACCCAGGAAACGGTGGTAGATTCTTCGCAACAGTTAACGCAACTGCCTAAACTTGATGCTAAAACCGAGAGCTGGCGTAGACAAAATACGTGGTTCGGTTCTGACGATGAGATGACTGCTACGGCACTTGGATTAAACAGCAAACTAATCCGAGATCGCGGTAATCAATTTGTTGGTAGCGATGAGTATTGGGAAATCGTTGATAAAACGATGCGTAAAAGATTCCCCGAGTATGACTGGGGAGATGAACCTGCTGAGACTGAGACAAGATCATCTACGGCACGGACAGAAAGACCAGCTACGGTTGTAGCTCCTGTTTCTCGCAGTACGACCTCCAAAAAGGTCAAACTTAGTCAATCCCAACTCCATGTTATTAAGAAGATGGGTATTACCCCTGAACGTTATGTGCAGGAAATGATGAAATTGGAGCGTGCAAATGGCTGAAAATCGTTTATCCAGAGAAGTTGAGAACCGTGAAAAAGCTTCTCGCCCTAAGCAGTGGAAACGTGCTGATGTCCTACCTGAAGTCGATCCGATGCCTGGATATGTACCCCGCTGGGTGCGTGTGTCCTCGCTTGGTAAGGCTGACCCCAAGAATATCTCTGCCAAACTCAGAGAAGGATGGGAGCCGGTAAGGGTTGAAGAGCAACCAAACCTCATGTTTATGCGCGATGAGAACAGCCGGTTTAAAGACAATATCGAGATCGACGGATTGTTGCTCTGCAAAATGCCTGAAGAGTTCGTTAAACAACGTACCGAACACTTCAACAATGTTGCCAAAGCCAACATGGATGCTGTAGACAACAGCTTTATGAGAGAGAGCGATGCTCGGATGCCACTCTTTGCGGAGAAGCGATCCAAAGTGTCGTTCGGTAGAGGAACTTAACTTAAACGAGGTCAAAAATGGCTTATCCTGTCATTGATGCTCCTTACGGTTTTAAAGCTATTAATGAACTTAATGGCCTACCGTACGCTGGAGCAACGCGACAGTTCCCGATTGCCAGAAGCTATGGCACGGATCTCTTCTACGGGGATCTAGTACAGCTTCAGACAGACGGAACTCTGATCAAAACGTCTTACTCCGCCGCTTCCAGCCCCACCTCGGTGATTGCTGGTGCAATTGGCGTGTTTGTTGGTTGTCAGTTTACGAACCCAACGACTAAGCAACTTCAGTTCTCGCAGTACTATCCTGCTAGCACTGCTGCTGATGACATCCTCGCATTTGTTGTGGATGATCCGTCTGCTCTGTTTAAAGTCGTTATGGTTGGTCAGACTTCCAGCGAGAGCAACACTGCTTCTACGGTTGGCTACGCTAACCAGTCGTTCATTGGAACTAACGTGTATGCAGTTACCGGCGTTGCTGGTAGCACGACTACAGGTAATTCTAAGATGGCTGTGTCTGGTGACGGCCCATCAAATGGCACAGGTAACGTTCGCGTTGCCACCAATTCGTTGCCTTTCCGTGTGGTATCTGTTGTACCCGAGACTGCATATAGCGTGACTGGTACTGGCACTTCTGCTAGCACCACAATCACTTTAGATGCGGCTGTCACCGGCCTTCAAGCTGGTATGGCTGTTGTTTGTGCCGCAGCTTCGGCTGGTGGACAACCCGGTAACTACAACTATGTTACTAATGTTAACGGCACTACCGTTACTGTAGCTAAGACGCTTACGGCTGCTACTGCGGGTTCTCAGTTTACCTTTATTGGGTATCCTGAAGTTCTCGTTAAGTGGAACCAAGGCTGGCATAGCTATCAGTACGCTACTGCGCTTGCGTAAAGGGGAAACTAAATGGCTATTTCACGCGCACAACTACTGAAAGAGCTTCTCCCCGGCCTGAACGCATTGTTCGGCTTGGAGTACGCTCGCTATGGCGAAGAGCACAAGGAAATCTACGAAACCGAGACTTCCGAGCGTTCGTTTGAAGAGGAAACCAAACTGTCTGGATTCTCGGCCGCACCGGTCAAGAACGAAGGCAGCGCGATGGCCTACGATAACGCGCAAGAAGCTTGGACCGCTCGTTACGTCCATGAGACTATCGTCTTAGGATTCTCGCTAACCGAAGAGGCTATCGAGGACAACCTGTACGACAGTCTGGCTAATCGCTACACCAAGTCCTTAGCTCGCGCTATGGCATACACCAAGCAGACCAAAGCTGCTGCGGTCCTGAACAACGGCTTTAACACTGCCTACACGGGTGGTGACGGAGTTGCTTTGTTCTCGACAGCACATCCTTTGATCTCTGGTGGCACCAACAGCAACACGCCCGCAGTTGCGGCTGACCTTTCTGAAACATCGTTGGAAGCAGCGGTTATTCAGATTGCAGCTTGGACTGACGAACGTGGTCTGTTGATTGCAGCTAAGCCGAAGAAGCTGATCATCCCGTCTGCATTGCAGTTCGTTGCAACTCGTATTCTGGAAACGGAACTGCGCGTTGACACGGCAGACAACACGGGTGGTGCTGGGGATGATATGTTTTCGACAGCACAGCGGTTTGTTTCTAGTGGCTCCTTGACGGACACACCAGCAGTGGCGGCTGCCATTGCTGGCCTGAAACGTGACGAAGTGGCGGCCTATGCCAAAGGTTTGATGCGTGGCGTGTACAATTCCAGCCACGAGACGTATCAGCGTGTGATGGACAGTCCAGCGGTGAACGTGGCAAGTACTAAGCAGCCAAGTGATAAGACGCTGGATTGGCTATACAACAGCGTGGCAAAGACACTGGCACGCATGATACGCCTTCACCATGACGAGGATGTAATAGAGGCATTTCTTGCCTCAGTTCGGGCGAACGTTGAGAACGCTGGCATGAAGGCCGCTGATTCTGACGTAGATTAATGCCAGGTGCTTATCTCATAAATGGAAGGGCCAACGAATTTGTTGGCCCTTTTTTGATTAGTGGCAGCGCTGCGGCTAATAATTGATGTCCACACTGAACGGCGTGGCAGCCACGGCATACATACGGTCATAGAACGCGCCAGGATTGAAAATCACAAGCGCACCTACCCACCCACCGCAACCACAGTTCCCTGTGGGGGCTGCGCCAGTGAACATCCCGCCTGAATTGCTGAAGCAACCATCAGTATTGATGAGTGCGATACGATAGAGGCTATCGCTGCCTAATGATGCTTCTGCGTGAACAACGCCCGAACCCTGTGACGTAATTGTGCCAAGGGGCTGGCCGCTGCTATTCGGATTGTCTGCATCGGGCAAGATAATCCAAGGACCGTCCACAGGTGGCGGGCAATCGGTACAAAGGACCATCCAGTCATCTGATGGTTCATTGAAGATGGACACAGCGGTGAGATACGCCTCAATGCCCCACGTGATTGGCGCAACCAGATTGGCCACTTTCAGCATGTTCATGAAGGCAGCCAGGTACAAATCGGCAACGTTGAATCCGCTGATGTCCATATCAATCAGAGACACAAGCAGTTCTGCCAGGTTATCCAGCGTCAGCGCGTCGCCAATACGGGCATTCATGATATTCGTCAGCATATCGATGGATACTTCACAGGTGTCTTTTGCAGCACAGAAGATTTCACACGCCAGTTCCTGTTCATATGTCAGGGTGTAATCGGCTGCGTATCCTTCCTGAATGCTGTCAACGAGAGTATTTGCATACTCAACGATGCCAGGGATGCCAAGGATTTGTGCTACTTCTGCAATGCCAGGAATGCCCTCGACAATCGCGCCAAC